AAAGAAGATATTGAAACAGCAATTGCTGGAAGTTGCCTCAGTATCAAGCAAGTGAGGGAATACGCCGGCTGGGGTATCGGTATGAAATATACCGACATGAAAGACCTGTACAGCTGGCACATTTCCGACCTGAAAATTTATGACCGCCCACGACCGTTAAGTGATTTCAAAAGACTGCGGGCAACAAAATTTGGCTATGAGCCTGTAGATATTGAGCGACCACCGCAAAGCTGGTGTTACATGGAGGACGGTGAATGAAGCTGACCCTCTACGGCGAACCCCGCACCAAGAAAAACTCTGCCCGCATTCTCCGCACGCACTCTGGTGCCACATTTGTGGCCCCTAGCAAGGCCTACGTGGAGTATGAGACGGACTGCCTGCGGCAAATCAAAAGGCCGCACAGCCCCATCTCTGCCCGTGTAAACGTGCGGTGCGTCTACTACATGAAGACCGCCCGCCGGGTCGACCTGGCAAACCTCATCGAGGCCACCTGCGACATACTGGTAAAGGCTAGGGTGCTGGAAGACGACAACAGCCAGATCGTGGCAGCCCACGACGGAAGCCGGGTGGACTATGATAAGCAGAATCCGAGGGCGGAAATCTGGATTGAAGAAATGGAGGACGAAAATGGCTGAATATCATGTTGGGTGTGGATTGTTTGGAAATATCTACGCTGGAACTTATGCCCCACCCCGCAAGGATGGTTTGCAGGCATGGCGTAGCAAGTCAGAGGTAACAAGCGAAGCAGTCAAAGCGGTCATGGGGCATTTCATCACGGAAATGGAACGTGACGACAAGACAAAGCTCGAAAAGGTGTGGGGCGTTATCGGAAACAAGAAGCTAAAAGTCACTTTTGAGATTTTCGCTAGCGAGGAGGAAAACAATGACACGCACATGGACACCTGAAACCGACACGCCAAAGCCGGGAGAGACCACTGATGAGCAGAAGATGCGAGCGTGGTTCGAGCGCCTGCCCCGGATGCGGGCACTGATTCTCCAGCAGCAGGAACACATTGCAAGCCTGCGCAGTGCGGCTACAACAACTACGTCCAGCACATCCGGCGCGCCCGGCCACTCCGGAACAAGCGACAAGGTGGGCACCAATAGCGATGCTGCCATAGATGCAGAAGCAAAGCTGGCTGAGCTGAAATGCCGGTATACCGAGATGCAGAAGGATGCCATTGAAGCCGCCTATATGCTCCACGCCGATCCTGCATCCATCCGCCGCAGTAAGTGCATCATCCTGTGCTATGTTGAAGGCCAGCGGCACGCCGATATCGCGGCAAAAGTTGGCTATTCCAAGCCGTCTCAGGTTTCACGCGCAATTTCGGAAGGCCTGAGCCAGCTGACAGAGATCGCGAACGAGCTGAATCTTAGTTGAACCTGTACATTTTGCACAACGTCAGAGGGCTTTGTTTTTACACGCTCTGGGATTTACTTGTTATTGGCATCTGTGCTATGGTGGTACCATCGGCAAAGCCGAAAAGGCAAACCGATGCACGCAGCCTCCGAAACGTGTCCCTTCTTGACATTTTCCTCCTTTTCTGCTTGCAGGTACCGGGCTTTGCTCTCTTCACGTTTCGCGGGCTGCTTCTATGCGATACACTGACACAAAGGCAGCCTGCCGCTCATGAGAGACAGGAGGCGGTTCGATTCCGCCGTATCGCACCGTATGGCGCATGGACTAGACAACCCGCAAGGCCGCACGTGCAACCTCCCGTGCCAAGAAAAGGCCTTAGAATCCTTGCCAAGGTGTAGCTTTCCTGACAGGATGTGCGCCAACTAACAGCCCCGGCGGAGAACCGGAGCTGTTTTTATATGGCCGCCTGAGCGCAGTTTGGAGCGCGGCGCGTGTGTGTAGACACGGCTGGTTCGATTCCAAGGGCGGCTTTTATACTCCGGTAGCTCAAGCGGTAGAGCGGCGGTCTCCAAAACCGCATGTTGCAGGTTCGAGCCCTGCCAGGAGTGCTTGCGTGCCCTATGAGGGGGCGGCGCAATAGCGGGGCATCCGGCCGCGAAAGTTCCGGATGCAGCAGCGCCCACCGTTTGACGCCTGTCCAACGCACTGAATGCACGGGCGCTGCTTATATGCCGTCATAGCTCAATTGGCAGAGCGCCGCCCATTTAAGGCGGGACAACGTTGGTGACACCACGGGAACATCACTGCACAGCCAACCACTGCGCACATCCATTCCGTGGGTGCTGGTTCAAATCCAGCTGGCGGCACATTCGATATTTTGACCGTTCGGATTTTCCGGGCGGTTTTTCTTTTGCACGAGTTTAGAGAGGTGGTGGCGGTGGCCTACAGCAAAAACAAAAGGATAGGCAGACCGCCCGTCTTTGAGAGCAAAGAAGAACTTGAGAAAAAAATCGAAGAGTTCTTCAAAAGCTGTGAAGGGACCGTCCTAGAAGACGAAACCGGAAAGCCTGTTTTGGACAAATACGGAAACGTGATAAAAATCGACGAACGTCCAGAAACGGTCACCGGTCTAGCTTTGGCGTTGGGATTTAAGTCTCGGCAATCTTTGATTGACTATCAAGGAAAGGCTGAGTTTTCTGACACGATAACGCGCGCGAAACTACGGTGCGAGAGATACGCCGAAGAACGGCTCTATGATCGCGACGGAAACGGCGGGGCAAGATTCAGCCTGCAAGTTAATTTTGGCTGGAGCGATAAGCCGAAAGAAGCGGAGCAGGAAGAGCGTCACGATGACGGTTTGATAAAGGCATTGAATGCCGCCGCAGACCTCAGCCCGCCGGATGATGTAGACATGCTGCCAGAGGAAGAGGACGACCATGCGGAAAAGTAACGGTTTTCGCTGGAAAGCCCTCAGCCAGCGGCAAAAGCAGGTCTTGAGCTGGTGGACACCGCAGAGCGCATACAGCAGCTACAACGGCATCATTGCCGATGGCGCTATTCGCTCGGGCAAGACCTTTGCCATGAGCTTTTCTTTTGTCCAGTGGGCTATGACCTGCTACAGCGGCCAGCAGTTTGCCATGTGTGGCAAGACCATCGCCAGCTTCCGGCGCAACGTGATGGGCACGCTCAAGCAGCAGCTTGCAGCCCGTGGCTACAACGTCAAGGAGCACCGGGCAGAAAACTGCATGACCGTCAGCAAGAGCGGCAGAACCAACGAGTTTTACTTTTTCGGCGGCAAGGACGAGAGCAGCCAGGACCTGATCCAGGGCATCACCCTTGCCGGGGCATTTTTCGACGAGGTGGCCCTGATGCCGCAGAGCTTCGTCAATCAGGCCACAGCCCGATGCTCTGTCACCGGGTCAAAGTTCTGGTTTAACTGCAACCCGGGCAGCCCGCAGCACTGGTTTTATCTGGAATGGGTGCGCAAGTGCCGTTCCCGCAAGATGATGTATCTCCATTTCACGATGGACGACAACCTGTCGCTTTCTGAGGACATCAAGGCCAGATACCGCAGCCAGTACAGCGGCGTTTTCTATCAGCGCTACATTCTGGGCCTGTGGACGGTGGCCGAGGGCCTTGTATATGACATGTTCGACCGCAAGAAGCACGTCGTTGATGAGCTGCCGGAGCTGTCACCAAAGAGCGCCTATGTGGCGTGCGACTTTGGCACCCAGAACGCAACGGTTTTTTTGCTATTCCAGAAGCAGGCAGATGCAGACTGCTGGATCGTCACCCGGGAGTACTACTACAGCGGCCGGGAACAGAAGCGGCAAAAAACCGTGGGCGAGTACGTCACAGACCTCAAGGCGTGGCTGAATGGTCTCAAGCCGGAGAGGATCATCGTTGACCCCTCTGCCCTGCCCCTGATTACAGAGCTGCGCAAGAACGGCTTTACTCAGACCCCCGCAAACAACGACGTTCTGAGCGGCATTCTGGACGTGCAGACCATGCTGCAGACCGGGCGGCTGAAGATCTACAAAGACTGCAAGCACACGCTGGAAGAGTTCGGCGTGTACGCTTGGGATCCGGATAAAGACGACACCGTGCTGAAGGTCAACGACCACTGCATGGACGCTATCCGCTATTTCGTGCGCACAAAGCGCCTTGTGAAACTGAGGGATTGATTTTGAGCACTGTATACACATTCCAGACCTTCCAGCAGGCGCAAACCGCCGGGGAACAGTCTGATTTCATCCGGCGGTTCGTGCAGCAGCACTGCGCTTCCGGACCGTACAAGATGGCGCTGGACGCCGACCTGTACGATGCCCAGAAAAACCCGGGAGCTGAGCGCTTTGCGCAGGCTTACGCTTTGATGCTGAAACGCCTATCCAAAAACACCAAGCCGGACACCCCCCACCCAGATATGGTCAAGAGCAATCTGTTCCGGCGGCTCAACAAGCAGCGGGCGACCTACTCCCTCGGCAACGGCGTGGTCTTTGCGGACGATGGCGTGGACAAGGACAGGCTGGGGCAGAACTTTGACGAGCAGATCCAGAAGGCCGGATATTTCGCCCTGATCCACGGCGAGAGCTTTGGCTTTTGGAACAATGACCATCTGGTGGTTTTCAAGCTGACCGAGTTTGCACCACTGTACGATGAAAAGACAGGCCTTTTGCAAGCAGGTGTGCGCTTCTGGCGGCTGAATCCTGACACGGATATGCACTATATCCTGTACGAGCTGGACGGCTTCACTGAGTACACAGAAAGCAAAATCGGCAGCACGATGCAAGAGACCGTAAAAAAGCGGGCATACAAGAGCGTGACCGTCACCACACCCGGCGGCGGGCTGGAAAGCGTAGAGGGCGAAAACTACAGTGCCCTGCCCATTGTGCCGCTGTGGGGCTCAGACCTGCACCAGAGCACCCTTGTGGGGCTGAAAGCCTACATTGACAACACCGATCTGGTGATGTCTGGCTTCTGCAATGACCTGCAGGACTTTTCGCAGATTTACTGGCTGTGCGAGAACTTCAACGGCATGACCGATGGCGAGCTGCAGGAGTTCCTTGTCAAGCTGAATCTGTACCACATTGCAGGCGCAGACACCAGCGAGGGCGGCAAGATCACCCCCTACACCAACGAGATCCCCGTGACGGCCCGGCAGGCTCTGTTGGAGCTGCTCCACACCAGGGTGTATGAGGACTTCGGCGGGCTGGACGTGCATTGCGTCAGCGCGGACAGCACCAACGACCATCTGGATGCGGCCTATGAACCGCTGAACCAGAACGCGGACGACTTTGAGGCTCAGGTCAAGCCGTTCATCCGGCAGATCTGCGCACTGGCTGGCTTTGAAAACGCTATGCCGACATTCAACCGCAGCAAGATCACCAACACAGCTGAGCAGGTCAGCATGGTGATTTCCGAGGCCGCCATCATCGGACAGGACATGACCATCGACCTGCTGCCCAACCTCACCCCGGAACAAAAGGAGCAGGCCAAGGCCGCGCTGATGGCTGAGAGCGCAACACGGGAGACCGTGGGCGAGGGGGAGGGAGACGGTGATGAAACGTGATTTCTGACCGTGACCGCATCTCTACCCGCCAGCTGAACCGCCTGCGCCGCCGCATCCTCCGGGTATACGGCACTGCCCGCCGGGAGATGCAGGAGCAGCTTACCGAGTTTCTGGCAAAGTACAAAGCGCTGGACGAGCGCAAACGGGAGCAGCTGGACGCGGGCGAGATCACCGAGGACGACTACCGCATCTGGCTGCAAAACCAGGTCTTTCAGTCCGATTTGATGCGGGCAAAGCTGGACGGCATCACCCAGACTTGCACCACAGCCCAAGAGACGGCCTACAAGCTGGCCCGGGACGAGCAATACAACATCTTTTCCTTTGGCGCAAACTGGGCTTTCTACGAGCTGGAACAGGCCGCTGGCGTGACGTTTGGACTGACCCTGTACAACACCGAATCGGTCAAGCTCCTGCTGAAGGAGAACCCCTGCATGGTACCCAACAAGCGCATCAAGAGCGAGAGCAACCGCACCTATGACGCCCGGGTGTTCAACCGCTACGTCATGCAGGGCATCGTGCAGGGCAAGAGCGTCCACGACATCGCCGTGCAGGCCGTCAACGGCATGGCCGACACGGAGATCCACTGGGCCATGAACAACGCCATCACGGCCCTTACCAGCGCCCAGAACGCCGGGGCTTTGCAGCAGATGCGCAACGCCCAGGCTTTGGGCATCGAGGTCAAAAAGCGCTGGAATTCTACCCACGACTACCGCACCCGCGAGATGCACCGCCTGCTTGACCAGCAGACGGCAGAGCTTGACGAGCCGTTCAAGGTCATGGGCTACGAGATTCAGCGCCCCGGCGACCCCAACGCAGCGCCGGAGATGGTCTACCACTGCCGCTGTGTGCTGTGCTCTGCGCTGGGCAAGTATCCCCGGCAGAACGCCATGCAGAGGGACAATGTGACCAAAGAGACCGCCCCCGTCATGGATTACACCGAGTGGTATAAATCCAAGGGCGGCAAAGAGAAAGAGCAAATGTGGTGGGCGGAAGAGAGAAAACGCAGAAAGGAGGCTGCAAAGCATGGATGAGAAGAAGCCTTGCAAATTTTGCGAGAGGCTTGCGTGGTGGAAGAAAAATTCCCCCAAAGGGGAAAACGACCTTTACACCACGTTTCAAGTCAGTCTTATCACAAAAACGCACAGGAAAGGCGCAGGCGTGTGCGGTACGGTAACGCATCGTGCCGGACAGCTGAATTTCTGCCCTGAGTGCGGTCGCATCTTAAAGAAAAAGCGAGAACCGAGGAATGAACCGTGAACTTTAACTACGACATCAAATTCACCGACAACACCCCGCAGCTGCATGAAGCTCTGGACTCATGGGCAGAGCGGGTGCTGACCATCTGGGGCATGAAGGTGCAGGACTACGCCCAGCTGCTTGTGCCCACAGGCACGGCAGACAGCACGGGCATTGAGGGCTACGTGGGCGGCGCGCTCAAGCAGAGCCTGACCTTTGCCCTCGACCTCGCAAAAAAGACCGTGACCATCGGCAGCAACCTGTTTTACAGCGTGTATGTGGAGCTGGGCACGGGCGTTCACGCCACAAACGACAACGGACGCAAAACGCCGTGGGTCTGGCAGGACTTCAACGGCGAGTGGCACTTTACCCGGGGCATGGCCCCACGCCCGTTCCTCCGCCCGGCGGTGGAGAACCACATCGACGAACTTCGAGAGATCGCGGTGGAAGAAGGAAACAAGGAGGTGTAAAAGCATGACAGAACTTGAAATTTTGAGCGCATTGCTTGAAGTTGCTGCGAAAAGGCAGATGGAAGCCGATGAAGCATATCACAAAGCCGCCGAAGAGGTGGAAAGCATAAAGGCAGAAATGGTGAGAGTAAAAAAACAAGCGAGAAAAAGAACTTGATGCTGTTGGTGAGTTGCTTTGCAAGGGAAGAACGGCACGAAAAGAACTTCAAAAAATTTGCGATGTTGCGTACGGCAATGAAGCCAAAATCAAAATTTCGGTGTATCTTCCAGCTTCTGAGCTTAACGATACAGATTTTCAGCTATACCTCTAAAATTTAATACTCAGCAGTTGGCGCACAGCGTCAGCCGCTTTTTTATGCCGCTTTAGCTCAGGTTGGCAGAGCGCCGGATTTGTAATCCGGGGACCGTGGGTTCAAGCCCCACAGGCGGCACCACACCGGCAGCACGTCCGGAAAATAAACCTTATTGCCAAGCATGGCAGCCCGAGCAAGGGCGGAAAGGACTATCACATGGCACTCGAACGCAAGACTCTCCGGGCGATTCTGGAAGATGAAACGACCGACACCAGCGGCAAGCTCAAGAAAATTCTGGACGTGCTGCATGAGGAAACGGACACTTTGCAGAACCAGCTCGATGAGAAGAACGCAGCCCTCGCCAAAGCCGAAAAAGACCGCGACGCAGCCAACGGCGGCAAGGAAGCCGCCGAAAAGGCGCTGACCGACTACAAGGCCCAGCAGACCCAGAAGGACACCCACGCAGCCAAGGAAGCAAAGTTCCGGGAGCTGCTGAAGACCGCCGGGGTGCTGGACAAGTACGCAGACCGGGTCGTGCGTCTGTCCGGCGAGGACATCGACAAACTGGAACTGGACGAAAAGGGCGAAGTCAAGGACGCCAAGAAGCACACCGACAGCCTGAAAGCTGATTGGGGCGACTTCGTAGGCACTACGACCACCACCGGCGCGAAGGTGGACACCCCGCCCACCAACACCGGCTCCAAAATGACCAAAGACCAAATTTTTGCAATCAAGGACGCTGGCGAGCGCCAGGCGGCCATTGCAGCAAATGCCGACCTGTTTACAGGCGGCGGAAAGGACTAACACATGGCAGCAAAGACCAATCTGATCACCACTACCGAGATCACCGTCAACCCCCGGGAAATCGACTTCGTGACCCGCTTCCAGCGCAACTGGGAACACCTGCGGGAGATCATGGGCATCATGCGGCCCATTCGGATGCAACCCGGCACCGTGCTGAAGAGCAAGTACGCCCAGGGCACCCTGCAGAGCGGCACCGTGGCAGAGGGCGAGGAGATCCCCTACAGTCAGTACACCGTCAAGGAGAAGGACTACGGCAAGATCACAATCGAAAAGTACGCCAAGGCCGTCTCCCTGGAGGCAATCCAGAACTATGGCTATGATGTGGCCGTGCAGAAGACCGATGATGAGTTCCTGTTCGACCTGACCGCAAAGGTCACGGACAAGTTCTACAAGTACCTGAACACCGGCAGCCTGAAAGGCACCCCCAAGACTTTCCAGATGGCTCTGGCCATGGCAAAGGGCAGCGTGGAGAACAAGTTCAAGAATATGCACCGCACCGTCACCGGCGTTGTGGGCTTTGCCAACGTCCTGGACGTGGCGGAGTACCTGGGCACCGCCCCGATCACCATCCAGAACCAGTACGGCTTCCAGTACATCAAGGATTTCATGGGATACAACACCATCTTCCTGCTGTCTGACGGCGAGATCGCAAAGGGCAAAGTCATTGCCACCCCCGTGGACAACATTGTGATGTACTATGTTGACCCCTCCGACAGCGACTACGCCAAGGCTGGGCTGGTGTACACCACCGCGGGCGAGGCCAACAACCTGATCGGCTTCCACACCCAGGGCAACTACACCACCGCCGTCTCTGAGAGCTTCGCCATCACCGGCGTGACCCTGTTTGCTGAGTACCTGGACGGCATCTCTGTCCAGACTATCACTCCGGGCGAGTAATCGCCCTTTTTGAGTAGGAGGCATCCAATGACCGTCCCTGAGCTGTGCGTTTACACGCACAATTTCTTTGACCGGGCAGATGATCCCATTGCCGGGGAGTTTGCCTTTGAGCCGGACACCGTGCCCGCCGGGGTAGTGCCGGGGCAGTATTTCCTCGTGTGCGGATCCATCTTCAATGACGGCGTGCACAAGGCCGGGGACGGCGATCTGACCGCTGAGACCTTTAATGGCACGGTGCAGCCCATGCGTGTGCCGCCTGCCTTTGTGGCGCTGGCTGAAAAAATCGACGCATACGACAAGGCGCTCCCGTCCGGCGGCGTGTATGTGTCCCAGTCCTTTGCCGGGTGGTCCGGCACGATGGCTACAGGCACGGACGGCCTGCCCGCAGACGGAAAGACCCGCTATAAATCCGAGATCAATCAGTGGAGGAAAATGTGACATGGTCAACGCGTTCACTGCATCCACCGTGATGCAGAGCTTTACCCAAAAATACCGTTTTCAGACCCGCAGCTATGAGCCGGACGGCGTGGGCGGCTTTGTGTCCGGCTGGCAGGACGGCCCTGAGTTTGAGGCCGTGGAGCGCCACGACACCACCGTGGAAGCTCAGGTGGCAGAGCAGGCCGACACGGCATCCACCTATACCCTGCTGGTCAACACGGGCGTGCCGCTGGCCTTCCCGGACTACATCAAGCGGGTAAGTGATGGTCAGACTTTCCAGATCACCAGCGCAGCAGATGAGGGCAAAGCCCCGCCGGAATCCGGCATGGGGCTGCGAGCCGTCAAGTGCAAAAAGGCGGTGCTGCCGTAATGGGACCGTCTGAGAGCATCAACCGGGCGCTGAACGCTTTTTTCAACGGCTTTGGCATCCCCGGCTATCTGGAAGATAGCATCCCTCCTGCCGCTTCACTGCCCTATCTGACCTACAAGCCCACCATCCCCGGCGGGTGGAACGAAACGGCATCCTTCCACGCCCGGCTGTGGTACCCCAGCAAGGGCGGCAGAGCCCCCATTCTGCAAACCGAGGATACGATCAGCGCAGCTTTCCCAAGAGGCGGCTTAAAAATCGAGTGCGAGGGCGGCGCTATTCTTTTGGACAAAGACGATAAAGATTGGGCACAACCACTCAACAACACGCCTGAAGGGTATCTGTGCGAATACCTTATTTTTGAACTTACACGGCTTATACCGTGAGTAAAGGAGCAATATGGCTGAAACTTTAGCAAAGAAGTTTAACGTCAACGTTTTGACAGCGGAGGCTTTCAAGAGCATCCCCAAGGGCTCGGGCAACATTTTGTCCGATTTCTCGCTTGAGACCCCGAAAATCGATGAAACAAACGTCATCCACGCCACACAGGGCGGCGTGACTATCACCTATCAGAACTCCACCGAGGATACTCTTTCCGCAATCGACAACGCCCCCACCAATACAAAGCAGGGCGTGGAAGTCACCGGAACCACCGCAACCATCTCTTACACGACTCCCAACGCAGACCCTAAGAGCATCCAGCTCGCTATTGGCACTGCGGACATCGACCCGGAAGACCCCACCCACGTGGTTGCACGCCTGAAAACCGCTTTGACGGATTTCAAGCCCATTTGGTGGGTCGGCCCCATGATCGGCGGCGGCTTTATCGCGGTCAAGCTCTATAATGCCATGTCCACCGGTGGCCTGAGCCTGAAATCTGAGCATCGCGGCGGCGGCTCGATGCAGATCACGCTGACCGCTTTTGCAGACCTCGAGAACCCCGAACAGGCCCCGATGGAGTTCTACTCTATCACAAAGGCCGCGTCCTGATGTAAGGAGGAAAGACATGAAGGAAATCATTGATCTGGAAGGCAAGGAGTACCTTGCAAAAACTTATAAGCTGGCAAAGGCATACAAGCAGTGCATCGTTGACACGGGCGCAGTGGCGGCGGCAACTCGGCCTGCGCCGCTGACTGGCAACGAAACCCCGGATGAGAAGGCCAAGAAGATCGCAGAACAGGGTGCGAAAAATGCGGAAGAAATGATGCGCATGATCTACGAAGAGCACGCAGACATGACCGAAAAGGTCTTGCCGCTTTTTGTGGCGCTGGATAAGGGCGAAGAGCTTCCGCCCACCAGAAAGTTGGCCGCAGCAATGTCCCGCGCGCTGTCTGATGACGATTTCATGGATTTTTTGAGATCCTTGATGTGATCGGCGTGGAAGGATATAAGCGGATGGTCTCAACCATTCGTCTGGATCTGCTGGAACTCTTCGGCAAGTCCTATATCCTCGACCACATCAAAAAAGAAATCAGAAACCACGATGAAGTTCAATTCTACCGCGATTGCATAGCAGATGCCGTTGGCGGGCTTGCGGGGGCTGACGCTCTTTATTCTTACGTTGCTTCGTATACATTCCCGCTTTATGTAAAGCAGATCGACAAGCGGTCTGCGGCGGAGATTACGGAAGAAAACAGCAAGGCTCTTGCAGAACTGTGCGGAGGGGGTGATGGAACCTGAAACTTTTTGAATTGAGCGCCACCCTCGGGCTGGACGACAGCGCCTACCGGCAGGGCATCCAGAATGTGCAATCCGAGACGAAAAAGACCGTTTCTTCGCTGTCAGGAGAGTACAGCAAGGCCGCAAAGGCCGTAGTGGAGCTGACCAGACGCTACAACGAATCGGTGGGCAAGACCGGCAAGGCATCCTCTGAGACCAAAAACCTCAAGACCATGTTGGCACAGGCAGAAGCGCAGCTCAGGGCAACCACGACCGCGCTGAAAGCTGCAAACAACGGCATGGATGGCTTTGCCAGCTCCACGGATAAGGCATCCAGCAAGTCTCTGGCCGGTGCTATTGCACAAGGCACGGTCATGGCGGGCATTTTCTCGAAGCTCGGCTCCGCTGCACTCAGTGCCGCAGAGGGGTTCATCTCTTCCGGCATTGAGTATAACGCCCAGATCGAGAAATACACCACCGGCTTTACCAATATGCTGGGCAGCGCGGAAGCGGCGCAGCAGGTCATGAGCCAGATCCAGGAAGACGCGGCAAAAACCCCCTTTGACGTGGCGAGCCTGACGCAGGCCAACCAGTACCTGATCTCTGCAGGCGAGAACGCTTCCTATGCACGCAATACCATCATGGCGCTGGGCGACGCGGTCTCTGCGACCGGCGGCGGCAACGACGAGCTGAACCGCATGGCGCAGAACCTGCAGCAGATCGCTAACACCGGCAAGGCTACAGCGGTCGATATCAAGCAGTTTGCCTATGCAGGCATCGACGTGTACGGCATTCTGGCTGACTACACAGGCAAGTCCACCGCCGAAGTGCAGAACATGACCATCAGTTATGATCTGCTGACGCAGGCCCTGCAGGCCGCATCCGAAGAGGGCGGGCGTTACTACAACAGCATGGACACCCAGAGCCAGACCATGAATGGCCGCGTGTCTACCCTGAAGGACAATGTGAAGCAGCTGGCGGGATTGCTGACCGGCGATTTATCCAGCGGAATCGGCGTCGTAATCGGCAATCTGAACGACATGCTCGTCGCAGCACAGGAAGCTTACAAAACGGACGGCTGGATTGGTCTCGCAGGCGCGATTACCGGCCTGACGGAGCCTATCAACACGGCAAAAAACGCTTTCAAGGACTTCGCGAGCAAAGCCACCACATGGCTGGATCAGCTGAGCTATAAGCTTAACCGTTTTCTCGGAAAAGCTGCCACGGCTGACTTTGACACTTACGAAGAGTACGCGGATGCAAATAACCGGCAGAGCAACAAAAACCGTTTACGGCAAAATGCTCTGAAAGGCATTGGCATCAGCAACAAAAGCTGGTCTGAACGTCAGGCAGAGCTGGCGGCAGCCAATGGCAACGGGGGCAGCTCCATCGTCACTACAGGCGGTGGCGGCGGCTCTTCTGGCGGCAAAAGAACCGGCTCCTCCGGATCCAGGTCCACCACCGAAACGGTCATTTCGTCCATCTCCAGCACGGCTACCACCACCGCACAGAATGCGCTGGGCACTGTGACCACCAGCATCCAGACCCTCACCGAAAAGGTCAAGGACAGCGCGGGCAGCATCAAAGACCGCATTACCGAGACCACCACCACGACCGGCAAGGAGATGGTGAACGGCGTCGCCACGACCTTTAAGCAGGTCGAGACCAAAGTCGACGGCACGGTCACAAAGGTCACAAAGACCTATGACGACATGTCAAAAACGCTGCTGGGCACCTTTACCAACGTCTCGGAAACCACCTTTGACGGCATCACCACAAAGGTGCAACAGGCGGTGGAAAAGTACGCGGACGGCAGCGAGCATATCAAGAAAACCGTCACAGAGACCGGCCAGCGCGTCGGCGAGAACGGCGCGGAGACCTACGAGAAGATCATCACCTACATCGACGGCGTTCAAGACAAGGTGAACGAGACCTCTACTCTTATCGACAAGAGCGTAAAGGGCACCCAGAGCCGCATTGACCAGCAGCTGAGCGAGGCTTCCGGCCAGCTGGATAAGGGCATTTTCGGGCTGGTGAAGAACACCTTTAAAGACGCCAAAAACGGCGAATGGGCAAGTCTTGGGCTGGATTTTGTCAATCTGATCTGGGGCGAAGTGTCGCAGGAGCAGCGTGACGTGATTTCTAAGTGGCTTACGGACGCGCTGACCGCAGTCAATGAGGGCTATTCGGGCGGCGGCATCGGAAAGGCATTTGATATCTTCCAGAAGCTTTTTGCTGACGGCGGGGTAAAATCCGATATCGACGGTGTGACCAATTCGGTCAAGGCTTTTGGCGAGATCGTCAACGGTCTTGCAGGCTCCGGCGGCGTGGGCGGCGCTCTGGGCAGCATCGTCCAGAGCTTTTCCGGCATGGCAGGCGGCATCACCTCTGCACTGGGCGGCATCGTGTCCTTTGTGGCAGCAAACCCCGTCCTTGCCCTGATCCTGGGCGTGGGTGCGGTCGCTGGCGGCATCGGCCTTGCTATGTGGATGAACAAGAAAAACGACCAGCAGCCCGTCAGCCACTACCAGAGCCCCTTTGACAAGACCGGCGTGTATGACAGTCTGGGCACCTTCTCCACCCGTGCGGCTTTGCAGTACCGCGTTACCGGCCAGCAGTCCATCGTTGACCGGCAGACCAGCATTCTGGAACGCATCGAGGGGATGCTGGACGAGCATCTGCCAGACATCGGCAAGGGTCAGGTGGTCATGGATTCCGGCGAGCTGGTGGGTGTGCTGTCGCCCCGCATGGCGACCAACGTCGATGCACGCATCGGCGTGACGGTGACACGGAAAGCGAGGGGTGTGTAATGGCAAAGCTTCTGGGCGCAAAAATCGGGGACTATCACACCCTGAACGACTGGGGGCTGTATCTCAAGGTAGGCAGCCCCAAGATCGGCGCTGCCGAGGTGGACGAGTACCTTGTACAGGTCACCGGATCAGACACCCTGCTCAACCTCACCGCATGGGACAATGGCAAGGTGCACTATAAAAAGCGCACCATCACCATGGAGCTGCTCTGCAATGCCCCGAAAAGCAAGTGGCCCAGCATCGAAAGCACCATCGCCAACGCCATCCACGGCAAGTGGCTGCGGTGCAAGTTCGACGAGGATCCCGCGTGGTACTGGGAAGGGCTGTGGAAGATCTCACCGTCCCGTGACCGGCTTTCCAGCACCTTTACCATCACCGGCACCTGCAACCCCTTCAAGCGCAGCATCTACGATGGCTCTAACGATTGGCTGTGGGATGACTTCAACTTTGAAACGGACATTGTGCGCAACTACACGGATATCCCGCTCAAGGCAGGCGAGGACAAAGAGGTGTCCATCACCGGTGCCCCGCGTGCGGCCGGTATTTACTTCCAGCGCAGCGAGACCGCCGCTGACATCGCGGTGTCTCTCAACGGCTTTGAGGTAGGCATTCTGGCCAAGTCCACCGACTGGCAGTATATCGAGGGCCTTACCATGCCGGATGGCGTGGTGGGCACCCTTGTTTTCTCTGCGTCTGCGGACTGCAGCATCAGTATCAAGTATCTGGGGGCAAGCCTATGAGCTACAAAATTTATGCCGGCACACAGTCCGGCGTGGATACGTGGGTGGACAAAGCCTGCATCTACAACCCCGGGGACATCACCGAAACCAAAAAGCTCACCAGCCCCACACTGACCCGCGAGGTGGGCAAGGCTGGCTCTCTGGAATTTACTCTGCCGCTGGGCAACGTCGCACACTCCGCGCTCCAAAAGCTCATGACAGTGGTGGAGGTGCAGCAGGGTGACAAGCAAAAGGACGGCAAAGAGATCTGGAGGCAGATCTGGCAGGGCCGCGTCATGAGCCACGAGCAGGATTTTCGGGTGCGCCAGAAAGTCTACTGCGAGGGCGAAATGGCCTACCTCAACGACAGCGGTGCCGCACCTTACAGCGCCAGAAACGTGAGCATTTTCCAGTTTCTGGAGTGGGTCTGTGCCAATCACAACGCACAGGTGGACGCTTACAAGGCGTTCACCCCCGGCAAGGTGCAGATGGACACCCCTATGGTGGTGCCCTACATTGACGGGCTCAAGGTGGTGAAGTCCGGCCATCACTATGACGACGATGACGACTATATCCAGCACTACACGATCTATAACCCCATCAACGGCGCGGTGCTGTGGAGCGAAGAGGTCGAGCAGTCGAGCGTCGACTCGCAGATGAAAGCTTCCTGCCTGAGCTGGGAGCTCAACGCAGAACGCATGTCTGGTGGCTATGTACTCTCCCGCATCGGTGAAAACAATTTCCGCGTCCGGTACCCCGTGGCCTATGCAAACGGCAAGACGTGGAATGCAAACGTCAGCGTTGCAAAAGCATACGTCTCCTGCCCGATCTGTAACAAGGACTTTGGCACATACTCCATCTACGACATCACAAAAGGCACTGAATCCAGCACCTACAAAATCACCGAAAAAGGCGGCTCGTACAGTCTTGCAATCAATGGTAAGGCTGACAGCCGCTTTGCTTTTGACACCAAAGAACCTACTTACAGCTTCGGAGATGGCAAAAATTACGGCAAAACGCTGGACATCCTACAAAGTGAACTCACGGACAAGTACGGCGGTTATTTTGTGATCCGCCACGGGTCGGTAAAGCTCCCGTTTTTTGGGCAGCAGAATTATCGCTACCTGGACTACATGCAGAAGATCACGGACAAGAACCCCCAGACCATCGCCTTTGGGGTCAACATGCTGGATCTGAGCAGCTACACCAAAGCAGAGGACATCTGCACGCGGGTCATCGCTTTTGGCACGAAAACCGAGAAAACGTGGCCCTTTGTGGATATCCAGAGTATCATCTCCCAGACGGCCAATGACGTCAAGGCACAAAAGATTTACGGCATCATCACCAAGGTGATCCATGTCGATGGAAACTACAACAGCAACCAGTCTTTGCTGGATGCTGCAGAGGCAGAGTTGGCAAAAAATCTGCGGTACCTGAACGGCATGACAGTGAAGGCTGTGGATCTGAAGGACGCGGGCATTGATATCGACCGCCTTGCCATTGGCAAGCAGACGCATATCTTTTCGGCGGCCCACGGCGTGGATACGTGGCTGCTGTGCTCAAAGCTGGTGGAGCCGCTGGATGCACCGGATAAAAAAGAGTTTACCTTTGGCACCGAGTTTTCCAGCCTCAGCGATCTGCAGTCTCTGACTGCCCGCAAGGCGTCTGATGCTTACGACATGAGCCGGGCGCTCAAGGGCTGAGAAAGGAGAGATTTATGGACAAGACCTTTGACGAAGCAATCGCGGGAATTCGCACCGCAGAGCGCGGTGTGGAAGTCCGCGAGGACATCGCACAGGGCATGGAGCACGTCAAGCAGTGCGCCGAGGAAGTGACAGGCCAGCAACAGGCCGCTTTGCAGGCCGCTCAGACCGCCACCGGAGCAGCCAGAACCGCGACGGCGCAGGCCAGCACGGCCACAAGCAAAGCCGCGGCTGCGGCATCCAGTGCGACAGCCGCAGCTGCAAGCCAGGCCGCCGCGAAAGCGTCCGAAACGGAGTCCGCCAAGAACCTGCAAGGCACCAAAGAATATTTCGAGCAGGTGCGCACCATCACCATTGGTGCACAGGGTTGGTATGCCACACCGGAAGCCCTCAAGACGGCTGTACCGGTGGGCGAAAACGGCTGGTGGGCAGTGGTCGGTGCGACCGATACCATCTGGACGTGGGACAGCGACACGGGCGCGTGGAAGGACAGCATACAAAAAGCTGATTTATCCGACTACTACACACGGGAGCAAGTAAACAGACTTTTTGAAGCGCAAAAGCTTGCAGACCATCCCGTGGGCAGCATCTACCAGAGCACCGACCCCACCAGCCCCGCCGCACTGTTCGGCGGCAGCTGGGAGGAGATCGCGTCCGAGCGGGTGCTGATGGGTGCATCCAGCACCCACGCGGCAGGTACCACAGTGAAAGCCGGTCTGCCCAACATCACGGGACAGCTGCCCGGCATAAAGACCATTGGATACGTCGGTAGTAGTGAGTTCCCAATCTCGGGCGCGTTCTCGTGGACAAATACACAATCTACGAGTGGCAACTATAGTGACGGCGATGATTCACCTTTGCATCTTTATCAGGCTGCTTTTGATGCATCCAAGTCCAATGCCATCTACGGTCGCAGCACCACCGTGCAGCCCGCCGCCTACTATGTGCACATCTGGCACCGCGTGGCCTGAGAAAGGAGGTTTTGACTTATGAAAATCATTGACGAGACCGGCGCGGTCGTGGAAAACCCGGACCTGACGCTGGGCTACCTGACCGACGACACCGAAGAGATTATCCACCCAGCCGTAGAGGGCGTGGAGGAGCAGTGGCACTGGGAGACCGTAACCGAGTATCCGAACGGTGGCAAGGACGTGCAGAAGATCATTGACCGTCCCGGCGTTCAGGCGCAGGAGGAATGGGTGGAGAAAGTGCCCATCCAGAAGTACATCCGCTACACCGCCGAAGAGCTGGCCGCGCAGGAAGAAGCGCGCAAAAAGGCCGAAGCCCGGGAGAAGCTGCCGGAAACGGTGGCGGCACTGCAAAAAGAAAACGAGATGTTGAAACAGTGCTTGCTTGAAATAAGCGAGATTGTTTATGCATAAAATCACACAAAGAATCGAAAGGATGGTATTTATGATGGCTATGTTATGGGCACAGGAAATTATGTCTGCTGAGACTATGGAGGATGCAAAGGCGCTGTATGAGCGCTGCCCCCGCCTGCTGAAGGAGAAGGTCAAGGCAATTCTTATCAAGAGCGGCTTTGAGGAGATTACGCAGTAAGGAGGACACTATGGCTGAAATCATGGATGTGTCCCGGCATCAGGGCACGATCAACTGGGAGAAGGTCAAGGCAAGCGGCAAGGTGGACGGCGTGATGATTCGCGCCATGGGCAACAGCGCAGCGGGCAGGCCCAGCGCCCCCTACACTGACCCGCAGTTTGCCCGCAGCTACGCAGAGTGCAAGCGGCTGGGCATCCCCTGCGGCGTGTATGGCTACTTCAAGGCAACCAACCGGGAGCAGGCCGACAAGGAGTTGGCCTACTTCAAGAAACTGCTCGCCGGCCGGAGCTTTGAGCTGCCGGTGGCCGTGGACATCGAGGACGAGGTGCAGCAGCCGCTGGGCAAGGCCACGCTGACCGACCTGACGGCTCACATGCTGAGCACGGTGGAAAGCTGGGGCGTGTACGCCATGCTGTACACCGGCCTGTGGTTCGGCAGCACCTTCCTGTACATGGGCGGCGCGGCCCTGAAGCCTTACGACGTGTGGCTGGCCGCCTACCGCACGAAGAAGCCCGCTCCCGGCTGGCCCTTTGGCATGTGGCAGTACACCAGCACGGCACATATCCCGGGCGTTGTGGATGCCATTCCGGGCAAAGTCACCAACGTAGACATGTCCCACGCATACAAGGACTATGCGGGTATCATCAGCAAGAAGGGTCTGACCCGTCTCCGGGAGGGTAAATGACCGAAAAAGAAGCTTTGCTGTGGGTGCTGGGCATCCTGGGCAGCCTGTGCGCTGCGGTCATCACCATCGACAAGGTGCTGGACATCATCCACAAGTACGTCAAAAATGCACAGGCCCCCGACGATGCGCAGAACAAGCGGCTTGACGAGATGGACAAGCGCTTGCAAACGTTAGAAACGGGCTATGCGCAACATTCTTTGGCGCTTGGGCGCGATTTGTCCCGCTTTGGGGAAATCGACGAAGTAAACCGCCTGACGCTTGAAGCCGTTCGTGCCCTGCTGGAAGCACAGCTGACTGGAAACAACGTGCCCGCTATGCAGGCCAGCAAGGAAAAAATCGATAATTACCTCATGGAAGGAGTAACAAAACATGGAAGCAATGTTTAACTTTATCCCCGCACCCATCGCACTGGTACTGATGCTCATCGGCTTTGCCGCGCTGGCTGTTGGTGCCATCCGGCTTGGCTACAAGCAGTACGTCAAGGACTGGGCGCTGGAGCTCGTAACCATCGCTGAGGACAGCATCATGGGCAGCGGTCAGGGTGCCAAGAAAAAGGCACAGGTTTTTGCTGCGCTGCGCGGCGCACTGCCGGACTGGCTGAAACCCATCATAACCGACGAAGTACTGGACAGCGTGATTGAAAAGGCTGTCAGCATGATGAAGAAGGCACTGGAAGGCAAAAAGCCTACCATCAACAAGGGGTAATTTATGATCGAGCAAAGCGTATGCAGAACAGATAAAAGCTGTGATAAAACGTGCGCCGCTTGGGAGGTATGACCGGAAAATCGCCCGGTTGCGGTACGTCGACCAGCTATGCCAAGTTGATATTGCAGCGCGTGTGCCGTATTGCCGGACATCAATCGGCAATAGGCTGAAAATTATTGATAAAATGCTGAGTGTGTGATATAATATTTTTACGACCTAAGTGTATGTAGGACGCATATTTGAAGCTGATTCTACAAACACAACAAAGCGGCAGGCTCTGGAATAGCCTGCCGCTTTTCTTTTTGCACAATTTGTGGTATAATAACATCAACAAATCCTCCCGGCCTCTCGAAGAAGCACATTAGGGCGGATATTTGAAAGGCTGCGGCCTTTGTAGAGAGCGGCATTGCTTGTTGGCGGTTCCGCTCTTGATTTTACAAAAAAATCCCCTGCTTTGCCGAAGCCCTGCGTGCCACGCGGGGTACTTTGTAGGCAAAGTGGGGGATTTTTTCGTTTTACAGCAACTTATAGTGCTCGGCCAACAGGAACCTGACGTATGTGGGGCACGCACGCTTTTCGCCGCACCAGTCCTGCACGGTGCGCCGCGGGACGCCAGCCTGCTTTGCAAAAGCGGTCTGCGACAGGCCAGTGCGGGCCACCAGCTCTCGCATAGACAGGTGCGCCACGTCCCAGACGGTGGACAGTTTTGCCTTCTCGGCGTCCAGATCTACGCACCCGTCGGCATCGTCCGGGATGCTGAGGGTGACACTGTTGAGGAACGCTGCCCGGGATGTTTCCGGGTCGGTTGCGATAGCGAACAGTTCTGCGGTAGTATACATAGTTTTCTCCTTTCAAATGCGGTCTTTTGCTGACACGCTGATTTTGCGGATAAATCCATCTGGGAATTTCTCACCGTTCCAGAGAGAGCCAAGAGAACCGTTTCCGCCGTTGTCGCTTGGGTACTCATAAAAGGCGGTCATACCGAAGCGGTCATTGGAACGGCGCAGCTTTACGATGCGGTCAGGAGCGAGCGCGATCTCCCGGGTGAGCTTGCCGTTTTCATCTAATGCGTCCTCGCACAGCCACTGGAGCGCCGAGATAAAATCGTCCATCGTGATGGTGGAGTGGGCTGCCCAGTCCTTAAAAATGCGGCTGTTGCCTGCAAGGACGATTTTCTTTTTTACTTCAAAAAAGTTTTTCATGTGATTACCTCTTAAAATTCTTCTTCCGGAAGCGGGCCCATTTTGTAAACCCAAGAAGGATTCCATTCGACGCGAGTGGCTTTGCAAGAGTTCTTGAGCACAATGAGGACATTGCTTTCGGCAGGGTTTTTAAAAAAGCAGTATTCATCAAACTCCGATTTGCTCGTGAGCCCGTTGCGATAGGCAGCGCGGATTTTTTCGCCCTCGTTCCTTAAATTCTGCAGGGCTTTACGCACCAAGTCCATTCGGCTCATGAGATTTTTTTCATTTACGATGTAATCATACTTCCCAGAGCGGACGATCTCTGCTGACAGATCCGCTCTGATGCGGTCTTTTTTCGCAATGCTCCAAGCCATCCGCAGGGCATGAGAAAGATCGAGCTGGTAAACACCGCCGACGCTGTTCGCACGCATGATACGCCAAGCGTCATTCATGATTTTCTTCAGATCGTACTTTTTCATTTTCGTTCCCTCCGTTTGTTTTGTGCCTTTCACTGTCTTTATTATACACGCATTGCGTGTAATTGTCAAGACTTTTTTGAAAATTATATACGCGTTGCGTGCAAATGCTTGAGCGCCCATACAGCCCTGTGCTGTGTGGGCGCTTAATTTTTTTGTCCTTCGTTGTACCTTCGTTGTCTCTCCCAGCGGTTTAAAAAAGTACACTGGGCGCAAAGGGAGGGGGCACCATGTGGCACAGGTTTAACCCAAACCCGCGCGGGAGCAGCGTCGGGGACTGCGTAGTGCGGGCGGTAGCTGCGGCCACCGGCCGGAGCTGGGAGCAGGCGTATATCAGCCTTGCACTCACTGGCTACGCCCTCGGCGATATGCCCAGCGCCAACCGCACATGGGGCGCATACCTCCAAAAGCAGGGTTACAAGCGCCGCATGGTGGAGGCGGACTGCACCACCTGTTACACCGTGGCAGATTTTGCCCGGGAGTACCCGCGCGGCGTGTATGTACTAGGCTGCTCCGGCCACGTCCTGACCGTCATCAACGGTGAGTGGTGGGACAGTTGGGACAGTGGCGCAGAATGCCCGATTTACTACTGGTATAAGGAGGAGTAAACGATGCCTTACAATCCGTATGCGTATCAGATGCCGACATACTACGGCCAGCCAATGCCGGACAACCTCGCTCAACTCAGACAGGGAACAGGCTATCAGTCACCCATGATGCAGCAGCCGACAGCACAGGCTACGCCCTCCATCATCTGGGTGCAGGGAGAAGAGGGCGCAAAAGCCTATATGGTCGCCGCAGGCAACAGCGTACTGCTGATGGACAGCGAAAACAGCGCTTTTTACATCAAGAGCACCGACGCCAGCGGGATGCCGCTGCCTCTCCGCGTCTTTGACTACAAGGAACGCACCACGGCGACAAAAATGCCCCCTCAGACGGCGCAGCAGCCCGGCGGGGAGTTTGTCACCCGAGCAGAGTTTGACGCTCTGGCAGCCCGCTGTGCGGCGCTCGAGAAGCAAGAGCCTGCAAAACCTGAAACGGAGGTCAAATAAGTATGGCAAACCCTCTTTTTAACGCACTGGGCGGCGGTATGCCCGCCATGCCAAACCCTATGGGTCAGTTCGGGCAGATGATGCAGCAGTTCCAGCAGTTCCGTGCAAACTTTCAAGGCGACCCGAAAGCAGAGGTGCAAAAGCTGCTGCAATCCGGCAAAATGTCACAAAACCAGTTGAACCAGCTGCAGGCGATGGCGCAGCAGTTTCAGCATTTTCTCCATTAAGTCGTAACCGTGGCCACGGTTCAAGCATAAAAATCATTCAAAACACACG